CTACCTATCCTACTTCTTGTATATCATTCTTTGCTATTAAGTAGGGATCCCCTGCTATTTGCAGGTGTGCTTGCAGTGGAGCTACACAACTGTGGCCGAGGCACGGCTCGCCCCCGTGTATTAGGACTCTTTTGTGCCACTGTTAAGCGGACGTATGTCAGTTGAGTGATATCTCAGTGATAAACCATGAGTACATGGTAATCCTGGCGTGGACTCATTGGGACGGTATTTCCTATCCCGTAGACTCCTTGTAGCCAGGTGGGCATGCCCAATCACAATGGTAGCACCTCTCATGGGAGTGAGGGGGCCTGAGTTAGTACTCAGTCACACAGCCTGATAGGGTAGCGGCTCTGCTACTGACCAGCGTCTTTAAATAACTGAGAGCTGTTTATTAACCTATGGATACTATTGCTACTCTCATGAATAAAACAGGAACTCTGCTCAATAATCCAGAAAAAGAATTTCAGGAACAAAATTCAGATAGAATGGCTGCAGCTAGTACAGCAAATGCTGGTAACTTAGCACAGGCAGCAGTCAAGCCAGCAGCTCCACTTGATGCTGGTTTCAAAAATTCTGACAGTTTTACATCAATGTCATATTCTACAAAAACATTTGCTCAAAATATAGCAAAATTAGTCCCTGTGGCAAATGCAAATTGGCTGAATTCTCATGGCAGGAGTACAGAATTATTTGCTGTACAATTACCATCAGGGTTATATCGAGATGGCACATTTCCTGCTCAAGGCATTTCCAAATATTTCAAGTATGTCAGAACAGCATTCCATTTTTGTCTGCAAGTCACTGTTCCACAGGGAGCTGCTGGCTCTTTGATTTTGTGTTACTTGCCCAGAGCAGCAGCTAACCGTGAACCATTTGATTTTGATTCTTATACAAATTTGCCATCGGTCGTTCTTAATTTGGCTACTGGCACTCAAGCTGACTTGTTCATACCATACACTAATCACAAAAATTTTGCTGCAACAAACAGCAATGATTTGGGTACAGTTTATTGTTTTGTGTGGACACCACTTGGAACTCCCACTGGTGCACCTGCTGATGTTGAAGTTAATTTGCTGGCTTGTTTAGTAAACCCAAATTTTCAGTGTCCCATCCCCACTAATGAAGGGCCTGTGCGTGATCCGATTACAAAATTCAAATGGACACGTGAGGTCAGAGATATTGCAGAAGGGCCAGGCACAATGAATCTTGCTAACCGTCTGGAGACAAACGGCGCAAGATCGCTTGCCTTGGTTGGTGAGAGGGCACATTATGACCCGTACACAGCAGGAGTAAAACACAGGATAGTTGATCTCATGCAGTATGCTAGGCTTCCTTCCGTGGTTAATAGTGGTATCTTTGATTGGAATGGAACTACTGCCCCACGTACTTCTATCTGGAAAACAAATATACAATTGGCTCAAATACCAAACTTAAAATGGCTTAGTGAGTGCTTCCAATATTTCAGAGGGTCACTAGTCATCAGTATGTCCGTTTACAGTTCAATGTTCAATCGTGGACGCCTCAGACTGTGTTGGTACCCACTACATGCTGATGATTTTTCCTATGTGTCCAGCCGCAACGCCATTAATGTTGTGTGCGACATTGGCTTGAACAACACTTTCGAGCTCACATTGCCATTTACCTCGGACTCTTGGATGAAGCACACAGGAGAAACACTTGGCCGCATCACGGTATTTAATGAAACCAAATTAACTTATAATTCTGCCAGTGTAAACACAGTGAAATGTGTTGTTTCAATGAAGGCCGGACCAGATTTTACAATGATGAGTCCCAAAGAAACGCTTCATTCCTTGCAGGCTCCAACTTCATGGGGTTCGGAAATGGACCTTACCGATCCACTTGATGACTCAACTGATGGGGTTAAAGAAGTTGAAGGTGCAGCTGCTTTTCAATCATCAACTTGTGATTACAGTCAAGCAGATGATGCTGCTGAGGACACTGGCCTCGCTGCAAAGGAAAATGCCGGAACACTTAATGAAGTTGTGCAAGCTAAACCACCTAAATTTATTAACTTTGATACTTGCAAGAGACACATTTACACTATTAGTCACACTAGAGTTGACAATTTTTTCGGGCGAGCTCAAAGAATTGCAGAATTCGCATGGAGTGATAAAGCATTGAAATCTGAACCTTTGTCATGGCCAAATCATAATCATCAGGCTATGGCCCGGCTTTTTGCTTATTTCGCTGGGGAAATAAATCTGCATCTAGTGAATGAATCTGATAAACACATTTCTGTTGGCCATACTTATGATCTACGGGATGGTTCTTCTGATTACGGTGTCTCATCCAGTGGTGTTATGGTCATCCCACCTCAGACAGCAATGTCTATGTGTTGTCCTTGGTACTCCCATACTCCTTTCAGGCCTACTCGAGCTCTCTCACAAAGTGGAATCAAACCACTTGGCACAATTTGGTTCAAACCGGAAGCTGAAAGTGGCACTCTTATTGTCTACTTGTCTTTGCGAAATCCAAATTTTGTTTTTCCACTCCCATCTCCAAAAACTGCAACTGCTAGTTCACTTTCTTCTCAGGATGATGCTCTTTTCTGTCTCTATAGCGCTGAACGACTTTCTGATATTCTGTCTGCATTGGAAGTGAGCCCAGATGAACCTTTTGTGCCCCCTCAGAACTCACAGGATAATTCACTGTCAATGCGCATGCTAAGAAGACTTGGCTACAGAAGGGAGCTTCTCAAACAGTGTGGAGATGTAGAAGAAAATCCCGGCCCCTTTCCCAACAGAGCAGGAAATTCACAGCAGATTAATCCAACTATGCACCATGCCTGGCTTGTCTATCGAGACAGAGGGATCTACAAGCATTATGGTGTGCAATGTGGTGATTCAGTGTACCACCTCGAGACAGAGGATATCATCGACGCTGCTCTTGCTGGAAAAGCTGTTTTCACTTGTGAGCCAGCAGATTCTTCTTGGACAAGATCACAACCGCTTGAGCTCGATTATTTTACTCAAGTTTACCTTGATGCCAGTGTCGGCTCTGAGCACATCTTTTCTGCAAGAACAAACTGTGAAACGATTGTGCGTGACATGTTCCCCAATATACCAGGCATTTCTCAGTCACAGGCGCTTGGGCTTGCTGGACTTATCCTCGTCTCAGCTTCTACTCTTGGACTCTGTGCTGCTTCCTTTTCTGCTCAGGAACTTAGAGACATGCTCAACTTGTCGTTCCAACAGAACTCTGATGGGTACATTAACTCTCTTGTACAAAAAGCTATGTCTTACTTTTCATCTATTCTCTGTGAAACGCTCGCTGCGGACATTATTAAAACAATCATCAAATACCTAGTCAGGTTATTCTGTTACATTGTCATGTACTGTCATGCTCCAAATTTGATGACAACAATGTGCATGTCTACACTTCTTGTTCTTGATGTCACTGATGCAAAACAACTTTCTTCAGACACCACGACCCTTTTCAAAGGTTTGCTTGAAGGTGACATTAAAGGATTTTGTGAGAGGATTGTGCACTGTCTCCAATTTGACACAACTGAAGAAGAAACAGAACTCAAGTTGGAAACATTGAGGCAAGCAGAAAGAATGTTGTCCCATGAATTTGACACTTTTGTTGGACAAACAAACGAGTCACCAATTAAAGAATTCAATGCATTCACTACAGCATCCAAAAATGTCTCTTGGTGGCTTGGGATTTTTAAGCAAATAATTATGTTTTTCAAAAATCTTTTTTCTCCGAATTCTAATGCAAGAAGCCTACAGTGGCTTGCGGACCATGAGGGCCAGATCTGTGATCTCCTTGCAACTTGCAACAACCACATTATTGACATGAAGAAACCAGAAAATCAAAGAGATCCTAGATTTCATGACAAGCATAAGTGGTTGTGCCGTAGATTGACAGATGTTGCAACAATTGTGTACAAGTCTGCAACTTACTCCCCATTGGCCACACAAGTCCTCAGATTAAATGCAGAAATGGCAAAAATAAGGTTGACTCAACCGTCATCAGGGAACATGGTGAGGCAAGAGCCAGTCGGTGTTTGGATTTGTGGAGACCCAGGGCAAGGAAAGAGTTTCTTTGCCCATGCCTTAATTAAGGCAGTCCAAAAGAAAACGAAATTGGTTGGAATCTTCACGAACCCAACCGGCTCTGACTTCATGGATGGCTATGCTCACCAGGACATTCACATCATTGATGATGCTGGACAAAACCGTGAAGAAAAAGACCTTGCACTTTTGTGCCAATGCATTTCATCTGTACCTTTCACAGTCCCTATGGCAGATTTGTGTGAAAAAGGAATTCAATACACTAGTAAATTGGTGATTGCTACATCTAATAGAACTGACTTCACAACTGTGGTTCTCTCTGATCATGGAGCGCTGGCACGTCGGTTTCCCGTTTACTTAAGGATTAGAGCAAAACAACAGTTCCAAAAGAATGGGAAAATTGACACTGCTGCAGCAATGATCTACATGAAAACAGGAGAACCATGGGAGGTTTCAACTGATGGTTACAAATGGTCACCCTGCAACATGGATGAAATTGCAACAACTGTGGCAAATGACATCATTAGAAAACATGATGCAGTGTCTGCATGGACAAATATGATGGAAGAAGATGAAGGTCCTATTGTCCATCAAGATGTCTATGACATGTGCCTGAATGACATCACAGCAGACTGCCGCAGACTCGATGACATCTGCCAAAAGCTTGAAGCAGATCTTAATGGCCTGGATTCTCCATTTGAGGCTTTGAGAAAACGCTCTGACATGGAACTTGACAAAGCACCTACAACTGTGATTTCATGGTTCAGAAAGAAGTTAACAGCTCTGAGGAATTGGTGCCAAAGAAATGTTGGATGGCTCTCATTGGTTTCTGTCTTAACTACAGGCGCATCAATGCTGGCAACTTATTTGATCCTTAGAAAACCAGACCCGCCCGCTGCTGACAACCGGGCATATAACCCTCAAACTACAAATCCGAAGGGGAAGTCTGTGTTCACTATGTTGCCTAATCAACCTGTGGTCACTCAAGTCAATCAGTCTCCTTACAATGGTGAAATTGAACATTGTATGCAAGCAACTGCCTACATTACTGGAAAAAATGTGAACTATCCATTACATTGTATTGCTTGGAAACAGAGATACATTGTAACTTATGGCCACATTGCAGAGGTTCTTCCACATATTGACTGTCCACAACTCTGGTACAAAGGAAATTTGTTTGAAATTGAAGAGGCGGAAATGTCCTATTTGTCTAGCAATGGTGGACCAATGGACCTTCTGCTAATTCATCTTCCAAAGTTTCCAATTCAGTTCAAGGATATTACCAAATACATTTCCAATGGAATCAGTAAGGAAGCATATTTGATTTTCTCAACCCCAATGGGAAGGATGATGTATGAGGTGAAGAACCCCTATTTGTCTGGATTTCATCAAACTCTAGAAGGAACTAAGAATTCTGAGACAATTACCTACTGTCTGAACACTAAGAAAGGAATGTGTGGTGGCCTTTTAATTACAAAAATTGATGGAAATTTCCAAATTGCTGGCCTACACATTTCTGGAAATGGTGTGGTTGGATCATCTGCCATGTTAAAAGTTTTGAAGCAATCATCGAACCAGGGAGTAATAATTGAAACGACCACTTCTCCAGTTCGAGTGTTCCAACCTGGCAAAACTCAAATTCATCCAAGCCCTCTTCATGGTTTGTGGGACGTTAAAATGGAACCTGCGGTCTTATCTGCTCATGATCCTAGATTGGAAGTTGAATGTACATCTGTTGTTAAAATGTGTTCAAATGATAAATATGTTGGCAATGTTTTTTCTGTGGACATGGACATTTTTAAGATGGCTATGTCAAACGTGCTTGCTAAATTGTACAGACAATTTGGAACTAACAAGACTGTGTCTATGGAGAAAGCAATTGTTGGATTTGGCAAGTTCAACAGAATTGATTTGGCTACATCACCAGGAATTAAGTACTCTCTGAAATACAAAAAGAGAGATCTTATTCAATATGACCCTCTCGTTGTTCACAAAGTTCTTGTTGAAGATGTCCAAAAGACTTTTGAGGATGTGAAATCAGGGTGTGTCCAAACTGTTTTTGCAACCCATTTGAAGGATGAGCTGCGAAAGTTGCCAAAAATTAAATCTGGAAGTACACGTGTCATTGAAGCTTGCTCTCTTGACTATGTCATTGTCCACAGAATGATTATGGGTGAAATCTATGAAAAGATCTATGCAACTGCTCCTCAATTAACAGGCTTTGCAGTTGGAATGAATCCATGGACTGATTTTGATATGCTTGTGAGATCATTGCATGACAATGTTTATTGCTTTGATTTCAGACAATGGGATGGTTCATTGCCACCAGAACTAATGGATGCAGGAGTGTGGGTTTTAAGTGGCTTACATGAAGATCCTAGTCTAGTAAGAAACTTGATGGCCCCAGTGATTACATCAGAGCAAATTTGTCTTGATGCCAAACATCTTGTTTATGGAGGAATGCCTAGTGGTGCTCCTTGCACAACTGTTTTGAATACTGTGTGTAATCTTCTTGCCTGCGAGTATGCTTCTTTGAAGATTGGAGCTGAATCCTTGTGCGTGGCTTATGGAGATGACTTGCTATTCAGTACACCTGTGCCAATAAACCCCGTTCATGTCTTGCAGATTTGGAAGTGTGATCTTGGGTTGACTGCAACAGGGCCAGACAAAACTGAACATGTTCCAGCAGTGTGTCCACTTGACATTGAATTTCTGAAGAGGACTCCCAAATTCTTTCCAAATTCTGGCTTCATTGTTGGGGCACTTGACTTGGACAACATGCTCCAACACATTATGTGGTCCCATTCATCAGAAGCTTTTCTTCAACAACTGAGTAGTTTTGAAAATGAATTGGTTTTGCATGGAGAACATGTTTACAATGAGGTTCAGTCAAAAGTAAACAAACATTTGAGCAAGATGGGAATGAATATGTTGCCATTCAATGTTGTTTACAACAAAATGGTTCAACTTGTTTTTGAGTGAGCTGATGGAATTTGAAACAACTTCATCTAAGTAATAATCCCAGG